AAAGACATCTTATGTTCTTTTCTGAGGTAATGCTTGAGTATCATCTCGTCTTTTGGTGCAGTTCCATTGCTTGCACTTTCATGTTCAATGCCAAAGTTTAATCTGTAATCAGGTATCTCAGCCATGTAATCTCCAATACTATTTGTTACGATATTATTCTTTACAATCTTTACTGTCAACATATTATTTAATTATTATTGACAGGTTGTCAACATATAAATATTATCTAGGTATGAAATTAATAGACTACATAAAACAGAATAAGCTGACACAAAACAAGTTTGCCCTTAAATCAGGATTGACTCGTTCAGCTATATGTAGGTTGTTGAAGTGTGAAAGATTCCCAACACCTGACACTATGAACAAGATAGAGTTAGCTACACTTGGTCAAGTAACTGCGAATGACTTTCTTAAACAAGCTCAAGAGAAGATGATAGATGGCAGATAGTCGTAACAAAGGTGCATCTTTTGAGAGAAAGATATGCAAGCTCATCAAGGATAATCTTAACATAGATGCCAAGAGAAACTTGGATCAGTATCAAGCTAAGGGTCAAGCTGATATTATTATTCCTAGTTGGTCTATTGAATGTAAAGCGTATCTCAAAGGCACTACGTTCAAGCGTGCTTGGTGGGAGCAAGCAAAAGAATCTGCTGCGAGTTTAAATCTAACTCCAGTATTGATATACAAATACAATAATTGTCCTATCAAGTGTGTTATTTCTCTTGATGTGTTGTCGAGGAACTTTAACTCAGGGCATGATTTGGTTTGTGAAGTAGACATAGAAACATGGTTTTACATAGTGAGGGAGCGAGATGGACAAGTTTGAATTACTGCAAAAGACTGCTGAAGTTATTAAAGAACGTGGAGAAAGTTACGGCTCTATCGTAGATAATCATACTCGCATTGCTAAAATGTGGTCTGTGATACTGGATAAGTATGTTACGACTGAGCAAGTTGCTCTTTGCATGGTAGCTGTTAAAGTGGCTAGGCTAATAGAAACACCTGACCATGATGACAGTTGGCAAGATATTTTAGGCTATGCCCTAGTAGGTTATGAGTGTGCTGATGCCAAAAAATAACTACATATTACCTGATGGGAATGTACAGATAAGTTTTAGTGGTGGTCGTACTAGTGCTTATATGCTTTACAAAATACTTGAAGCTAATAACGGCTTGCCCAATAGAGCTAAAGTTGTCTTTACAAATACTGGTAGGGAAATGAATGAAACTTTAGATTTTATTCAAGAGTGTTCTGATAGATGGAATATTCATGTTACCTGGCTAGAATATGATAATATAGATGGAAAGAATACTTTTACAGAAGTCAGTCATAACTCAGCTAGTCGCAACGGCGAACCTTTTGACAAGTTAATAAATAAATATGGTAGATTACCTAATGCTTTACAAAGGTTTTGTACTGGTGTTTTAAAGATACAAACTTCAGCTAAATACCTAAAATCATTAGGTTGGCATAAATGGAATCATGCTTTAGGCATAAGGGCAGATGAACCAAAGCGATATAAAACAGATTACAGAGATGGTTTTTATCCCTTCTATCCTATTTACGAAGCTCAAGAAACTCTTGTAGATGTAAATAACTTTTGGAACAAACAAATATTTAAACTGAATTTACCTATTGTTGGTGGGAAAACCTTAAAAGGTAATTGTGATTTATGTTTTTTAAAATCTGAAGCTCAGTTAGCCATGATAATGAAAGAAAATCCTAGTCGTGCTAAATGGTGGATAAACACAGAAAAAAGATTTGCAAAACAATTTAACAGAGATAGAAACCTGGAATCATTATCAAACTTTGTAAGCAGTCAACAAGATTGGGTGTTTGATCAGCAAGGTTATTTCTGTCAAGTTGATGATGGGGAGTGTACTGGCTGATGAAAAATAGTATTAATTTAATTAGGAAATATGCGAAGTCTTGTAAGACCAAGGAAAGATTTAAAGAAGTTGCTCTTTCTCTTAAAGTGCTTGGCAATAGCAATGAACATATGGCTGATGTTACTCTTGATGGTTACTGGGCATACTATAATGAGCTGTCTTCAGCTGAACAAAGAATGAGAGATGTTACACGTTTTGTACATGGCTATGTAAGTAAACATATCCAGGATAAATTATTTTCTTGACAGATTATTTCTCTTTTGTAAAATCAGCGTAGCTGTTCTAGCAAATCCTACGGCAACTATCAAAACATTGTTTTGTTTTCATAGTCTTAACGAATGTATGCAATAATAAAAATAAAAAAAATATCTGAGATTTGATAGCATTGCAATACAGTACATCTATGCAGTACAGTACTGCATAGATATACTTACATAGATTTGCGTTTTTTCTCTTTTACTTTTCGTCTTGATAAATTCTATACAGCAAAATAGATATTGTTTTGCTAATCTCAATATTGCCTGTTTCGTACCTGGATACAGTCATAGCATCAACACCAAGTAAATTTGCTAGTTCGTGCTGCGTGTATTGCAGCTTTTTACGGATAGTTTTAAATTGCTCTTTTGTCATTTTCATTTTAATATGTCCTTACCTTTGCTAGGTTAGGAGCTGCAATGTCATGTTTTGCAGCTCCTGTTTCTTCATGTAATTGTAATTTCTCTTTTATAAGTGTCATTAATTTAAGCTGATCTCTTGTATCAAGATCATTCAATATAAAACTAATTACCTTTTTATATTCTTTGCTAGTCATTTAATTGTCCTTTCTCTTTACTAGTTGTGCCTTTAACAGCGTTTTAAAGCTGCTCCAGGCGTGTTAATGTATAACCTAGTACTAAACCAGGCTATACAATGCTTTTGTTTACTGGATTAAATCCTTAGATTTATAGATTAAATTCCACCAAGTATATTCTTTGCTTACTGGATTAACAAAACCTATAGTAATTATTAAACCAAGTACGAATAAAATTAGATATTCTGTTATTTGTTTCTTAGTCATGTTAAACCTCGTATTTTGCATAAAGTTTCTTAAATGTATTACAAGCTCTATCAAAGCCGTATTTATTAACAGCTTGTTTGAATTGCTTTCTTGTAATGTTTCTATTTGTTTTTGTGTCTTTTAATTGTACCGGATAATTCTTTTTAATTACCTTGTCATAAATAACTAACCAGCCTTTATAATAATCTGTTTCAAAATTATCACTTGTCATAATATCATTGTAAGTCATGTTCTTAGCCTTTCTTTTGTTGCTAGTGTTATGAGCTTGTAGCTCCCATATACTAGGAAAAGATCCTAGTATATAAGTGGTACAAGATTAGTATTTCTTTACCTTTTCAACGATTGTAGTTATTCCATTATGTTGGTAACATAGTAAGCAATTCTTGCATTGTTGACCGGTACAGTTTTGTTTCTCAATATGTTCATGTTCAAGTACGTTGTTAAAAGTTTTATCAAAGTACTTAGGCAATTTTTGCATAATGTTGGATATCTTAGAATTGCTATAAACAAGTATTAAGTTTTTTGGCTTGTCATTGTACTTGAAGTATTTTGCAATAATATCGTTTCGTTTCGTCCATAATGCAAAGTTACAATGCGGATTGTGAAAGGCTATGTTTACCAAGTTTATCAAGTGAGTTTCATTTATAAGCTCACCGTGTGCATTAAATCGAAAGAATGCATTTAATATTGTTGGTAGTTGATTATGTTCTAAGACCTTTTCGCTAAGTAAATCGCTATTACGTTGCAAGCTTGGTTGCATATTCTTTCTATAGCTCTTAAGCATTGTATGAGAATAGCACTTAGTGCAAATATTATCTGCTTTTCCGGATGCATTCTGTTTGATGCAAAATGAATTAGTCATTGTGTTAGTTGATATAGCCTGGAATCCGTCAAGCTTGCCAGTCATTTTTGAAATGTGTACGTTGTTCATGTTTATTACCTTTGCTAGTTGTTAATGTTTATTAATGGATAATAGATAGTTATTATTGTAAATATTCCAGATAACATAAGTATTAAAAAGAATAAGCCAGGCAAGTTTAAAGATAGTAAATAAAAACTTACAGGCAGCATTAAAAAGAATTGTGTTAATGCTATTAATAAGACTGTTTGATATTTCATTGTTTAACCTTTGCTAGTTGTTAATATACTTATAGTATATATACTTATTGTATATATGCAAGCATAAAAAAACAAAGTAAATCAATAACTTAGTAAATTAATTTTTCCAGCTGCTATTTATTAAAGTAAATATTTTATTGCTTAGAGCTGGTTTATAGTTTATGTAAGTTATGTAAAGGGAATTACATAGAATATATATTTTTATAAGTATTGAATGAAACATCTTTACGC